TATTCTTAATCAAGTGATTTAATATAAGCTGCCTTAGGTAAATGAACAAAAGCTGATTTCTAATACTAAAAATCAATATTTTATTCCGACAGGCAATAATCAATATATTACAAAAAACTATTCCAATGTTAACATAAGAAATATATCAACAAAATTAATATGTGGGGTGATACAGCTTATAAAATATTAGTCTAATCATGAAAAACAAATAATAATAGATTTAAAATGTTTTATAAAATACTTTCAATAAAATTTAATTGAGAATGAGTTTTAAAAACATTAAAGCATAGTGTTATATAACTAAAGAATACTATTACGTGAGAGAGTATTAACAATTCTATGTACTTATGTTTACGTGATAAATCAGCATGATCTTTCTATACTAACACGTGATCATGGCTATCATAATATATATCCACATTATCTTGATATTATTAAAGCTTCCATTTATTAAGTTGCGTATTGATTAATTCAATTTTAGTATTTAAATTGCTATAATATTAGTAAAAATAATGTTATTGAACATTAAAGCCTACGTCTATAATCGTAGGTGTATAAATATCATATTTCTAGTGAGCTTTTAAATATTGGGATTTTTAAATGAAAGCTATCCATCCAAAATCTACAGTAGTGTCAAAATTGTCTATGTAAGTATACTAATGAGAATACATTCTTCCAGTACTCTTAGGAGCCATCTTAACTTTACTTTAACCTTAAAAATATTCTATAATAAAGCTGCCCTCGTTAAAAGGAAGTTTATATTCTCCTAGATAAGGACAGAAATTCATACCGCTAATGAGTAAAGTATGGTCGAAAGGCAAACTCATGCTAGAATCAAAATAATAATGACAATCATTCATTAAAACAAACACTTTACTGTTAAGCTAAAATTCACACCAATCGACTTCTTACAAGTGCATTTTAAGTAAACTTCCCTTATTCACATGCGTTAAAGTATTTTAATCTAATTTATCATAAGACATTTAATTCTATTGATGATAATTTTAATCATACTCTTCTATATTAGGTCTTATAGGTATATATTATATAATGACACCGTTCTTTTAACCTATGTATTACATAATCTTGATGTTCTTAGAATACTTAGCCCCTATATCTATCATAGTAAAGTTAGTCCTACATGTTTGCATTATAGAAAAATTTTTAGATAACATTTAATCTGATACGAACCTTATATTTGCATGACCTCCCCCAGTGCTTTAACACTTATTCTTAGTCTAACTGTTGACATCGAAACCGGCAACAGATAATGCTTCTATACATTATCTAGTAACACCTGGTTGTGGGTTAGGTTTTATACCTTCCCAGTGTCTTACGATTCTATCTAACGGTTAACATACAGGTATGTTATTCTCTGCATATATTTATGCTAGATTGGCTGATTAAACTTAAGTTTTGGCCATAGTAGATATTATTTCGACTGGTAGGCGTATAGGTAACAACTAATTAGATTATTTATATCCAAGTGCATCAGCAAAATTAAATAAAAAGGTCACACATCTCTAAATTAAAGATTTCTATCCAGCATACATACCTAACATAGAACATGATTTATCGTATTTAATTTTATCCAACTAACTCCAATAAGGTACGATACGCTTATGCAATTTTACGTTTACAGCTTTTTGCTCTCTAACATAATTGCTTTTACGGTTCAAAAGTACACTTAATTGAACATAAACCACTTGAGAAGTATCTTTGGTAAAATCGATTAATTAGTAAATACCCATCTTTTAAAGAGACAGTTAGCCTAATATGATCAATGTTTATTGGTCAATCTTATCAGTCAGAGTTGATTATAGAGATTTATATTTTTAAAAAGCTTATCTCAACATAAAATAAAAATCGTCTTTAGTTCCTCTAAACACCTTAGCTGCAGCTGTCCTTACATATTTAAAAGCTGGTGCTAACTCCTCAGTTTGTTATAATTTTTATTGAACCTAATGCATTTCTAATAGCTTGATATATTTCTTACCTTTAGCCTTGAAAGATAATATGTGTTTCACATTATTTTCAAAACTAAATTCTACCAAAGCATCATGTTTTAAAATAGATTTATTACTAAAACCTTAATTAAATTACTCTTTAGTTAACCTATTGATAAACACTCCGTATCTATCTAAAAGATCGTCGAAATGGGAGTCTTAAATTAATTACTATTAATGGAGAAAAAACAATTCAGTCTTAAAATCTCTATTCATTGAATCTTTATTATTTAATAATGTTATCATAGCTTTAAGACTACAATATCCATTATCTATAGCATACAATTTTCCCAAGTGTATGCCGTCTGAATAAACATCTACACCATTAGTAGTAGCATATTAATGCAGGTTGGAACTATCCAACTAAATTCTGGGAACGCTCATCTGATCATAAACATCCATCCAAAATTTTTATAATTCATTTTAT